TAAAATAATTCTGTGTTGTTACGCTTGTTCCTGTAGCTGATGCTAAAGGTAATGGTTGTGATTGTGTTTGTATCTCAACTGTTATTGCTGAAACAGGAGTAGGCACAATCTTTATATTAGAGTTGTCTCTTCTTGTGTAGTATCTTGGAGTACCTGTAGATGCACTAACAGGCCAATAGTCATTGACATACTCTGATGTTCTTTGTAATAGATTAGTTATAGTTGTACCTGTACTTACAATGTAGTTTACATTACGTACAATACGTACTCTGTCATTAAGGGGTACAGCACCTGCATTACCAGAGGATACTGACACACTTGTATACTCAGTCATACCTTGATCATCTAGATCTTTAACTAAACGAAACTCTGTCTTCTTAACAAACGAAGACACTTGAGTAGAGAACTCAGTAGAGTCATTCTCAGTTGTGTTAATCAAATCTGTTTTTAGATATGAGAATGTAGTCATATCTTAGCCTAAGTATAAAGTAATTGTAGGAAGCATTGCTCCTGTTCCTGATGTTGCAACACTTACAATACCATTAACACCAACTCCCATGTCTCCTATATACTGATCATTAGAATCTAACGCACCTACACGATACCTAATAGCTGTTCCTTTAGCTGTCTTGTTGGTAATCTGTTTGCTACCTGTAATAACAACTTCACCTGCAAGAGTAGAATATGTATGTATTGCTAAAACTCTTGTTGTTGTTGGTGAATTTTGTCCTATGCCTTCTTCGCCTACAGTTAGGTTACTATCAATATAACGAAATCCTGTTATGATTGCACCATCACTACTTACGTTTTGTGCTACTTTAACATTTGTACTCATATCATCTCCTTATAATAATGAGGAAGAGGTTTCCCCCTTCCCCATATATTAATTAACCTGCGCTACCAAAGAACCCACGCCAATCAGAAACACCAAAGCTATAACGCTCTCGTGCCTTGAAACGAAGGTTACCAGTGTCGAAGTCTGGCTCCATCTTAGTTTGAAGAGGAGTACGGTTGAACATCTTAGTACCATTAGGTACGTCAGTCTTGACAAAGTAAGCGTCAGTGTCTGTGAACCTTCGGTTGATGTAGTACCCATCTGGTAGCATACCTAGGTGACGAGTAGCATTGATTGCATTCGTATTAGGGTTAGCACCTGCTGCACTCGTTTGAGTGTTGCCGGGACTAGATAAAACACGATCTGCAATAGCCCATGAGTCAACTGGGATATGTAGACTTACTGCACTTGCACCAATTAAGATACCACGATCATCAGAGATTTGGTTACCAGCAGAGATTGTTGGGTGTGCAGCAGAAAAGAATGCAGCCCCATCACCAATGGTATCTGAGAAACCATTGTTGAATAGATTTGCAGCTTTAACCTGCTTAGTGTTAGCCATTGCACGAGCAAGACCTTTAGCACGAAGCTTGGCAAACGTATCATATAGATTGTCTTCCATTGCTTCTTCTGTAATAGCAAATGCTAATGCTACAGTCTCAGCCGTATAACGGGCTACGTAACTTTCTTGTGCGTCATCATAAGTAACGGCAGCACCTTCACCTTTAGTTGGGGCAGACCCAAAACCAGTGAATAGTACTTCTTCTTCAAAAGCACGATCTGAGTTTTCTACTTCGTAGAGAGGTTTATGTTCATCATTAACTTCTCCATACTCAACTCCAAACACAGCGTTTAAGCCGGGAAGGAGTTCTTTACTAATACTAGCTCTATTTATAGCCATAATAAATCCTTCCTATTAAGCAGTAGATGCTGTTGCCGTGACATAACGATCACGGTGTGTGTTAAGATATACTTCCACGATTGGAAATGCGTCACTATCACCTTCATCAGGATACTGCGCTCTACCTATAACTCGTGCAGCAAGTTCTGTTTCAGCACCTGTTGCAGCTAATAGATAGTAACTAGATTGACCAGTTGTAGTATTTCCTGAAGATGCTGTTGAACTGACTGTTACATTGTAGTTTCGTACAATGAGAGCTTCAGCAGCAGATAGGGTTAGTGAACATTGAATATGATAGGTCTGATCTGGATCAGTTATCACAAAGAATTTTATATCTGTGGCACTTGTTCCACCCGGCCAATACCGAGAGAATTTCTGCTCACCATTTTCAACATATTGACAACCCATGAATACTCCAGAAGGTTTCAAAGTTGCAGCAATAAAAGGACTTATTGTTGCAAAGTTTGCACCGGGAAGTACCACTGGATCACCAGTGAAAATGTTGTTAGTAGGTGTACCAGCTAGGCCAGTAGATGACCAAGCAATGATATCAGTTACAGCTTCATTGTTGTAACCTCCACCTTTCTTACGAGCAGGAGTAAAGCCACGAAATGCTTTAGTAGTAGACATGTGTTTCTCCTATAGTTATAGGAAGACTAATCTTGAAAAGATGGTTGTCTTCCTGTTGTTCTTACTGATTTACTTGTATTAGAGATAGGCATACGAGAGTCATTGTTTCTCATGAGTTGTGCATTCACCGCATCCATCATGTCATTCGATTTATCCTCATAGTACTTTCTCCTAGCCGTCACACGGTTACTTGGTATTTTAGCAAGTGCTAAGTCTCCACGACAGACTGTACCAGTATAACGACCATCTTCCTTCACGAAGGATGTAATAGCTAACTCAGGAACCTCATCAGGAGTAACAAAAATCCATCCCTGCTGTTGTTTCTTACCAACATTAGAAATGTCGTCTTGGCCTTTTACAGATATGCGTAACCAACGTAATGATAATCCATCACTGTTGAATCGTGCTTCTACCTCTGGAGGTATAGCGAGGGCATCCGGCTCCTCAAAGACAAATTCTTCTTCCCTTGTTTTAGTTTCTCGTTGTGTATTACTACGTGATTCATTTCGTGTTGTCATTCTTTATCTCCCACGCTACAGTATGTTTGTATAGCCATCTGAGTCGTCAACTTTTAACTTCTCAGCAGCATATTTTTCAAGTGGTATATTCCATTTCTGGGCTAGTGCAACATCTTCTTTAGATAGTTTCACTTTCCTAGAACTAGACGAGGAGGAGCGTGACCCCCCTGATACTACTTGAGCAGGACTTGACGTAACTTCCTGCAAACGATTCTCACTTTCTCCCAACTTTTGAGGAAAAGCCTTTTTAAGCCTGTTATCAATTTCTTGGTAAAAGTCTTGATCCTGTGGATCATATCCTTCTCCTTTTAATTCTGCATCAATCGCAAGTGCAGCAGCAGTCATAACATTATCTTTACCAAACCAATCATTCTTAGAAGCCCAATCTTCAGCCCTAGGATCATTGGCAGGTTGCTGCCTAACTTGTTGTTGAGGTTGAGGCTGTGCTTGTTGTGGCACATCTTCAATACTCTATCTTTATCACCTTCTTCAAAAGCTTCTGTATATACTGCTCTTGCTAATTCTATCTTATCAGTTAATTGTTTTTCAGAAGCATCTAAACTAGACTTACCTAATGTATTTACTTCTTTATCTTTTGTTCTGAGGTTTGTACTTAGTTCCTCATTTTTTTGGATGAGGGCTTGTATATGTTCATCACGTTGTTTACGTTCATAAAGAAGTCTCATTATTCGTTTTTCTGCTCCTTTGGTTTCTATACCTTCTAACTCTGGAGGTTTTTCTTCAACGACTTCTTCTTTCTTTTCCTCTTCTTGAGTTTGTACTTGAGGTTTCTCTTCTTCTTGAGGTTCCTCAAACTCTATTTCTATTTGATCTTCTTGCCCTGCATTCGCAACATCTACGTTGCCCCACTCTTCTTTATCCATTTTGTATTCCTTACGTTGCTCACGAAACAAACGACTTACGTGATTCTTTTATTAATATTATAACATACAATCTGTGATTTCACAAACTATATAGAACCTTTTGTTAAATTAAATGTAGGATCAAGGTCTTTAGGATCTTGAACCCTCATGGTAATCTGATCATCAAACAGTAAAATAAAGCGAACACCTTTATAAAATAACTTAGTTCCTAAGTGTTTGCCATATGATACATGATCTCCAACTTGACACCATGCTCCAGTAGGAAACTTATTTTTATCTATGTAGGCTAAGTCTCCTACTGAGACAACTCTACCTACTGTAGTTAAGTAAGACATATCATCTCTGGTAGAATCAGGAATGAATATACCACCCTTGGTTTTACTTTTAACTGATACTGGTCTTATTAGTACATGATAACCCGGAAGTTCTGGTAGAACATCTGGATCTTTTGCTTCTTCTTCATCTGTTATCCACAGATCATTTTTAATTGAATTACCCATATGTGCTTGTTGCATTAATCATCCTCTGCATAAGTTCGTTTTTTAATAATATCAGTTAGATTATCTCTGGCCCACTCTAGGCTGTTGATTGATCCAACTACTTGACGGTAATGAGCGAAGTCTTCAGCTACACCATTACCTAAAGTAATTCTAAGGTTATTAATTTCTAAATTAAATTCCTTAATTACCTCATCCCATATTTCCATTACTTTAGTTTGGCTCCTTCACCAGATGTCTTCCAAGAGAAGTCATCCCATTTGTTTAGTGAACTACGTATGTTACGTCCACCAGTTACATCTTGTGCATATGGATCACCAAAAGACTTGTCAGTATTCTTGACATGCTCTAAGTATCCTTTACCCTTCTTCATCATTACTCTTCTCCTTTTTAGATTGAGATATTGCTAGTTTAACCAATGCATCTAAACCTTTCATGTCTAGATCCTTTTCGTCTTTCTTACTTTGCTTAAGTATTTCTTGCATGATACGTTCTTTAGTTCGATCATCTTCAGCATTATTCTTTTCTTCTTCAACTGCTAACTTTCCAAGAACATCCATAGATTTAAGATCTTTACGAGACTCACGATCCATCTTAGCTTTTTCTTTCTTAAAGTTATCAGAAGCACCTGACTTAAGCATATCAATGATCTGTTCATTCTCATCAAGCTCAAGTTGCTTATTCTTAATTTCCATCTCAGCAGCTTGTACAACTGTATCAGATTGTAGCTTTTGCTTTTGTAGTTCTACTTTAGCTTGTTCAAGAGCTACGAGTTGCTGTTCAGGTGACTGAGCTATGCCAGCAGCTTGATTAGCATTCATAACTTGTTGTGCAGCTTGTGCCATAACCATCTCAATAGTAGATGGATTCTGCTGTTGCTCTGGTGGTAGTTGTTGTAGAGCTTGTTGAGCTACACCATTCATTTGTTCTTGATACTTCATGACTGAATGTTCTTGTATGTTAGCTTCTAATATTGGAGCTACACGTTGCATAATAGGATTAGCACCATTAGTAGGATCTTGAAGGTAAGCCATCTTAGTCTGTATATGAGCATCATGGTTCTGTCCCGGAAAGGCAGCAATAGGTACACCTTTAGTTGCAGCCATAATGTCTGACACTGGGTCCATTTGTTGAGGCTCAATCTTTGGTGGTAGAATAGTTTCTAGATTAGGCATGTTAGCTGCCTGTAGAATAGTTCTATTCAAAGCTTCAAGATTAAACATTCCCGGTGGTGACTGTTGTGCCATTTGTAATGCCATATTAGCCATCATCATACGGTGTGCGTTAGAAGGTATGTTAGGATCAGACACTGGTATGATATCAACACGACCATCAAAGTCACTCTTGAATATACTACGATCTTCAAATGGAACATCATAAGGATATTCTTCTGGTAGATAATCATAGTCTATCTTAGCTAGGATTCTAAATTCATCCTTCTGAGATTTATGTACTCGTTTATGGATTGCACTAAAGAACTTACTACTGGCTTCTAAGAGAGCCATTGTAGTTCCGACAGGTCCATAGGAGGCAGCATCAGAGACAACTTGCTCTGTGCTGTCTGCAAAACGCTGACCAGCAGCACTTACAAAATTCAACATCTGAAATAGAGTTGAGGAAGGCTCTTTATAAGGCAAGGGGATAATAGCCTTAGAGAGATCCATTCCAGTTGCTTCAACCTCCTTGAACTCACCGGGAGAGATAGGGTCGTTATCTCCGACCATTCTCAACCCTTTAGCCTTGAAACCACCCGGTAAATTGGCAAACTGTCCTG